TGTGCAGGATTCAACAACACCACTGGAAGTTGTAATAACTTCTTTGGTCGTCATGCAGGAAGAGCCAACACCACTGGAATTAATAATAACTTCTTAGGTAATGGTGCAGGATTCTCCAACACCACTGGAGGTTTTAATAACTTCTTTGGTTATGCTGCAGGATACTGCAACACCACTGGAGGTTTTAATAACTTCTTTGGTTTTGAAGCAGGATGTTGTAACACCACTGGAGGTTGTAATAACTTCATAGGTCTTACTGCAGGACTCAACAACACCACTGGATGTTATAATAACTTCTTTGGTAGGAGTGCAGGAAGATGCAACACCACTGGATCTAGTAATAACTTCTTAGGTGCTAATGCAGGACTCTCCAACACCACTGGAGGTTTTAATAACTTCTTAGGTCAATGTGCAGGATTAGCAAACACCACCGGATCCTGTAACAATATGATCGGTATTGGTGCCGGTCGTTGTGCAACGGTCACTGGACAACATAATACCTTCTTAGGAACTTATGCCGGTAAGTGTGCTTCTGGTTCTGGAGGTTTCAATAACTTCATAGGTCTCTGTGCAGGACAACTCAACACCACTGGAAGTTACAATAACTTCTTAGGTTTTACTGCAGGAAGAAACAACACCACTGGAAGTAACAATAACTTCTTAGGATATTGTGCAGGATGCTCCAACACCACTGGATCTGTTAATAACTTCTTTGGTTCTGCTGCAGGAAGAGACAACACTACTGGATCTTATAACAACTTTTTTGGTTATTCCGCAGGATACCTCAACACCACTGGAAATGAAAATAACTTCTTTGGTTCTTATACAGGAACATCTAACACCACTGGAAGTTGTAATAACTTCTTTGGTCGTCATGCAGGAAGAGCCAACACCACTGGAAATCGCAATAACTTCTTTGGTGATCTAGCAGGAAGATCCAACACCACTGGTTCTTGTAATGTCTTCTTAGGAACTTATGCAGGATTCGCCAACGGCACTGGATCATCTAACAATATGATTGGTCGTGGTGCCGATCGTTGTGCAACGGTCACTGGAGAACATAATAACTTCTTAGGAACTTATGCTGGTAAGTGTGCTTCTGGTTCTGGAACTTATAATAACTTCTTTGGTTTATGTGCAGGATTCTCCAACACCACTGGAAGTTGTAATAACTTCTTAGGTAATAGGGCAGGAGTCAATAACACCACTGGAGGTAATAATAACTTCTTTGGTAATTGTGCAGGATTCGCCAACACCACTGGAATTAATAATAACTTCTTAGGTCTTAATGCAGGAAGACTCAACACCACTGGAGGTAATAATAACTTCTTAGGTCTTAATGCAGGATACTGCAACACCACTGGAAGTCAAAATAACTTCATTGGTAATGGTGCAGGACAATTCAACACCACTGGAAGTTTTAATAACTTCAGTGGATATTTGGCAGGAAGATTCAACACCACTGGATTTAATAATAACTTCTTTGGTGATCAAACAGGATGTTCAAACACCACTGGAAGTAATAATAATTTCTTAGGTGCTAGTGCAGGATGGAACAACACCACTGGAAATAATAATAACTTCTTTGGTCGTCGTGCAGGATCCTCCAACACCACTGGAAGTTTTAATACCTTCTTAGGAACTTATGCAGGACGAAACAGCACCACTGGATCCTGTAACATTGCACTTGGTTATAATGTCCAACTTCCAAACACCACAGGAAGTAATCAGTTAGCAATTGGTGTTAATGCCAATACTTGGATCAATGGAGATTCAAGTTTTAATGTCGGATTTGGAACTACTGTTCCGTCAGGTGCTGCTGATCCTGGTAATACTCAAATCGTTAATGCCGGTATTGTAACCGCTAATTTCTATTATGGTGATGGATCTAATCTAATAAACTTACCTACTTCTGGATTTGAGCAGGATGCAGATGGAAACCTAATTGCCGGTGGTGGTGCTGGTGGTTCTTATGATCCTTCTACTGGAACTGCCTGCTTTAATATCTTTATGGGATGTAATGCTGGTAATAGCATTACTGAAGGTGATTATAATAACTTCCTTGGTAATTATGCAGGAAGATTCAACACCACTGGATTTAATAATAACTTCCTTGGTAATTGTGCAGGAAGAAACAACACCACTGGAAATAATAATAACTTCTTAGGTAATAGTGCAGGAAAATGCAACACCACTGGAAGTAATAATAACTTCTTAGGTAATAGTGCAGGACTCAACAACACCACTGGAGGTAATAATAACTTCCTTGGTTTTCAGGCAGGACTCTCCAACTGCACTGGATTTTTTAATAACTTCATTGGTTCTAGTGCAGGATGGAACAACACCACTGGAAATTATAATACCTTCTTAGGTAATAGTGCAGGATGCAATAATTCAACAGGTAGTAATAATATTGCGTTTGGTTATAATGCTGGACAAACATCTGGATTTGGTGGATTTTTTCCATCAGGATTGATTAATCTGACGACAAGTAGCAATTGTATTGTTATGGGTAATGCAGATCATTCATGTGCCGCAATACAAGTAGCATGGACAGTTATTTCTGATATTAGAGATAAGTGTGTTTATGGTGATGTACCTCATGGAAGAGGATTCTTACAGAATATTAATCCTATCAAATATTCATTTAAGAATAGAGAAACGAATGAGGTTACTGATGAAAGAGTCAGATATGGATTCAGTGCTCAAGAGGTTGCAGAACTTGAAGGTGATGAAACAATCATTGCATCAAAATCTAACATAGATAAGTGGGGTGTTACTCATGAGTACTTACTTCCTGTTCTTGTTAATGCAATCAAAGAACTTGATGTCGAAAACCAAGAACTCAAAGAAAGATTATCTTCACTGGAAGAAAAAGTTAATTCTTTACTGAATAATTGATTTTATGGTATAATATATAATAGTATTGAATGATAAATGAATGGATAAAACTTTTTATTTTATGGCAGGGCTTCCCCGTTCGGGAAGCACTTTGCTTTCTTCAATCTTAAATCAAAATCCAAGATTTTATTCTGGACCATCAAGTCCAGTTCTTGGTGCAATGTTTGCCGTAGAGCAAAACTTTATGGGTAATGAGTTGTACCATGGATATCCAAAACCAGATCAAGTCAGAGAGATCATTGGTAGCATTCCACATCATTTTTATAGTGATGTTCAAAAACCAGTTGTCTTTGATAAAAATCGTGCATGGACTGCAAGAGTTCCTTATATTGAAGGGTACATTGGACAACAGGCAAAGATTCTTGTTCCAGTTCGTAGAATAGATGAGATTCTAACTTCTATTCTGACAATGATTCATCGAAATCCTTTTCAGGAAGGCCAACCAAGAATTAATTTTGTAGATGAACAATTAATCAAAACTGATATACCTATTAATGATTTGAATAGATGTATGTATCTTCTAAATGATGGTGGTATTGTTTATGAGTCACTGAATGCAATTATGATGGGATTCCAACAAAATGTAAGTGACAAAATGCATTTTGTGGACTATAATGATCTTGTAGATAATCCTGAAAAAATAATGGAAGACATCTATGATTTTCTTGGGGAAGAGTTTTATGATCATGACTTTGGATCAATCTCAAATATTCATAGGGAAGATGATTTGATAACTTATGGACTAAGTGATATGCATCAGGTTCGTTCTGAGGTCAAGAAAACTTCTTCTCCACCAGCATCAATTCTTCCAGAAGAAATTCTTGATCTTTATGAAAAAAACAAAAGACGACTTGAGTTTTGGGGAACACCTGATATTGTTACGGTAACTCCTAAGGTAAAGGCACCACCTACAAAGGATAATAATATTATCTTTAAATAAATAATAGAGATTTAACTAAAATAAAATGGCAATTACACACACAAGAACAATTGAAAATCTTGAAGTCAGAAATGATGGAAACAATATAGTTTGTGATATTCAAGTTAAATGGGTATCCTCTGATGATTCTGATGTAGAAAGAACTACAATTGAAGGTTCTGAAACTTATCAAGTTAATTCTGAAGATGTTACTCCAGATTCTGAAGGATTTGTTGCATTTGCAGACTTGACTGAAGAGATTGTATTGGGTTGGATTGCAGATGAACTTGCAGAAGAAAGAGTCACTGCACAACACACTTCTTGGATCAATTCTGTTCTTAATCCCCCAGCACCTGCTACAGTAAACAAAGAAACTCCTTGGTAATTTTATGGCAAAACTTAAGTATTCTATATTTCATGTTCAAGGTGGGTTTGGTAAACATATTGCCGCAACAGCAGTAGCTAAATGTATTAAAAACAATCATCCAGGTAGACAACTTATTGTTGTTTCTGTCTGGTCTGAAATATTTCAAAATCTTCCATTTGTAGATAGAGTATATCAACTTGGCAATACAAGTTATTTTTATCAAAGTTATATTGAAAATGAGGATTCAATAATTTTCCATAATGAACCTTATTTCACTACTGATCATATTCATAAAAAACTGCCTCTGATTCAAACTTGGTCTAAGATGTATGGATTAGAATATCGAGGTGAAATGCCAGATATTAAATTTAATCCTTTACAGAAAAAGATTGCAAAAGAATTTTGGGAAAGTCGTGCAAACGAAAAACCTATTATGGTTCTTCAAACTAATGGTGGAATGTATAATGAACAGAGACCATATCTATGGGCAAGAGATATGCCTGTGGCACTTGCACAAAAACTTGTAGATCATTATTCTGATAAGTATCATATTTTTCAAGTCAAAAAACCTTCTTCTGAAGCATTAAATGGTGTGGAAGTGGTTCAAGATCCAATGAGTAATATGGAACTTGTAAGTATCTTACTGAATAGTGAGAAGAGAATACTTATTGATAGTTGCCTACAACACGCAGCAACAGCATTGAAATTGCCTTCTGTGGTATTATGGAATGGAACTAGTCCAAAGGTCTTTGGATGGGATATACATACCAATATTCAAGCAGAGAAACCTGCCAACTTTAAACTTCCAAATAGTTATTTGTTTGACTTTGATTTTACTGGAGTAGAAGCAGAGTATCCTTATGTGGATGAGGATGAAGAAATCTTTAACTTTGATAAAATTATAGAAGCAGTTGATAAATGAATGTTATTGGACTTTATGGTGCGATTGGATGGAATGTTTTAATTTCTGATAATCCTAGTTTGAGGGAACAAATGAATGAAAGTTGGACACATGGTGCAAGTGTGTCTTTATTTTCTAATGGAAATCATGTAACTAGTATCAGTGAAGAAAGACTTACTGGTATTAAATATGATGGAAACTTCCCACGAAAATCGATAGACTATTGTTTATCGACAGGGAATCTTTCTAAAGAAGATATTGATGTAGTTGTCGTTCCATCGATGGCAAATATAAACTTCTATAAGAATTATATTAATCAAACTCTTCAATCTAAACTTAAAAGATATTTCCCAAAAGCAAAAGTTGAGATAGTATCACATCATATGTGTCATGCATATTCATCAGTGTTCTCTTCAGATTACAATGAAGGGACATTTATTACGATGGATAATGCTGGATCTATTTTATTCAATTCTACTGGAAATGCTTTTTCTACAGAGAATCATTCTATAGGACACTTTAATAAAGAAAAAGGTATTTTTAGGTATCATCCCGGTATTCCTGAACTGAATAACTTCGGAAACTATTATTGGATATGGGCATATCAAATTTATATTGAGATGGTTCAGAAACAAATTAATATTACTGATCCAAAGTATCGTGAGACATTCTGTGGCAAGGTCATGGGTCTTTCGGCATATGGTAATATAAAAGAGTTTGAAAAAGATTATCGACAAACTTTTGAAGGTATTCCTTCAGTTACATTCAACTCTTTTCCTGGACAGGATTATGTTTATGGAAACATGAGTCCAGAAAACAAAGCAAGAACTCTTCAACATAATTTTGAACAGGGAATGCTTGTTTATATGAAGACACTCAAAGAACAAGGATATATTGATGAAAATCTTTGCCTTGCTGGTGGCGTGTTTCTGAATATTCTCACAAACTCTGTCATTCGTAAGAATGAAATTGTAAAGAATATGCACATCCCACCATTTCCTGATGATACTGGATTATCATTTGGTGCTGCATGTTATGGTGTTTTTAAGGCAAAAGAAAAAGTAACTCTCCCACACAATATTTCACTTCTTGGACGCACTTATAGTGAAGAAGAGATTGAGGAAGCACTTAAAGGGAAAAACTATAAGAAGTTTGATAACTTTGAAGAACTGTGTGAGAAGGTTGCTAAACTTCTTGCTGATAATAAAATTGTTGGGTGGTTTCAAAATCGTTCAGAGTTTGGACCTAGAGCACTTGGTTCTCGTTCAATTCTGATGAACCCATCATTAAAAGAAAATAAAAAGACAATCAATACTCGCATTAAACATAGAGAAGAGTGGCGTCCATTTGCGGGTATTATGCTTGAAGAATATCAAGAAGAATACTTTATAGATGTATATCCAAATGAATATATGCTATACTCTCTGGTAGTAAAACCACATCAAAGAAAGAAACTTGGTGCGATCACACATAAAGATTTCTCATGTAGAATTCAAACTGTAAATGAAAAGTTGCATCCAGAAGTTACAACACTTCTTCAAAAATATAACAAAGAAACTGATTGTCCGGTTCTTTTAAATACTTCTTTCAATGATAATGGTCAACCAATTGTAGAGAATCCAAAGGATGCGATCAAAACTTTTGAAAGTATTGATATAGATTGTCTTGTAATTGGAAATTATTTTTTAATCAGAAATTAATTTATGAATTTTAAAGTATATACAAAAGAAAATTGTCCCTATTGCTATAAGATTAAACAAGTATTAGAACTCACAGGAACAGAATTTGATACTTATAATCTTGGAGAGGACTTTACACGAGAAGAATTCTATGCTAAATTTGGTAGGGGTTCTACTTTTCCGCAGGTAGTATGTGACAATAAAAAATTAGGAGGATGTATTGACACAATCAAATTCCTCAGAGAACAACAAGTCATCAAGTCCTAACATAAATAAATCAGAAGACCACAGAAATCGTGGTATTGAATTCTTGCTTAATGGAGGTAAGAGAAAGCAAACAGGACCATTTCACATTATGTTTGAAAAGATGGTTTGCTTTCTAATATGGAAAGTAAATATTCATTTTGAATTTTCTATCAAGACATCCCGGAGTAAGAAAAATGTTAGCAACTAGTTTAGTATTTGGTTCATTTCTAACCATTTTATTTCTCATGATGGGACTGATGATTGGTTGGACTGCCAGAGAATACATGATGAACTATCGGGAAATTCCCAAGTTGCATCCAGAATTCTACGATCAAGATGGTAATGTTATTCCAGATGAAGTTTTAGCAGTATCTTTTAATCCCGATTATTTTGACGATAAAGAGTGTGATGATGAAGAGGAGGACTAAATAACAATACCTGTGTGATTCGCAACTATCAGGTAGAGGAGGTGCTTCGGCACCTTTTCTTGTATAAATATTATTGCGGATCACAACAGAGTAGAATGTATTACACTTACGATTATTGACTCTAAAAACTAAATAGGGTATAATCATTTTAGATTTTGAATATTATGACGACAGCAACGAAGAAGAAAACGACAACGACTAAGGCAGTATCATTAGAACTTCCAAAAAATCCATTTGTCTTTGAGGTTTTAGATCTTGTTTCCAAACAGAGAAGTAAGGCAAAGAAGGTTGAAGTTCTTAAGAAGTATGAACATGTTTCTTTAAAAGCAGTATTGATTTGGAACTTTGATGAAAGCATAATTTCTATGCTTCCTGAAGGAGAAGTTCCTTATTCTGGATTTGAGGATCAGGCATCATCAAATGGAACTCTGAGCACTAAAATCACAGAAGAAGTCCGTAGAATGCATGAAATGGATTCATTTTCTATGGGTTCGAGTGATAAGAACGGACACACTACAATTCGTAGAGAGTTTAAGAACTTCTATCACTTTCTTAAGGGTGGTAATGATGCTATGAGTGGTGTTCGTCGTGAAACGATGTTCATTAACATTCTTGAGGGACTTCATCCATTAGAGGCAGAGATTATTTGTCTTTGTAAGGATAAAAAACTTTCCGATAGATATAAGATCACAAAAGAAATTGTAAGTGAAGCATATCCAGACATTACTTGGGGAAATCGTTCATAATTATGGCAAATCAATTGGGAAATGCTCCCATCAAAATAGAAGAGGAACAGTCTATGACCTCATGGACATCATCAGAAAAAGAAAATTCTAAATCCGTATATGGGTGTGATATACTGATAGAGAATGGGACTTGGGAACAAGTATCTACTAAAGATTGTCCTTATGATGCTATGATAATCACTTATGTGGTTGATGGAGAAACGAGATATGATTTGACTCGCAGTCAAAAAGAAGTTCGTATCTTTAATATGTACTGGGATAAGTTTCGTGACAATCTAAAAGGTATTGACTTTGGTATGGGAAGAATCAATCCAAAACTATGGGGACTGGAACCACCACCCCCAACCAAAAAGCGGAAATAGTTCCAAAAAAGTCGAATAAAAAATCTCCAGCAATTTTTTGGTCTGTAGGGTCGATTATAAAATTGTCACAG